TTATTACCTAATATATACAATTCTTCAGAATCCCTTCCTACTGCCTCACCCAACATATCGATAAGGGTATTTTCAAATCCTTCCTTTTCGATATTTCGTCTCAATGCATCATCGTATAGAGAAACAATAGCCACAAATTCATTGGCAATTAACTGGTTAGTAGCAGTAATAGGTTTAGTAAATTCACTTGTATCTAAATCCCTATGCGAGGTAACTGTTTCTACTACTTTTTGCCCTGTTTTTAATACTCTTCCTAAAAAGGCAATCCTATCAATATCAACTATTTGACTATCCATAGTAATATATCTGGCTTCAGGCAATATTACTGTATCTTCTTGCATCTGTCTTACAAATTGGGTAAATTTTTGAGGCTGTAAAATGGAATCTCCTAAATCAGTTACGGTAATTATTCCACCTTTCAAAGCCATTGCCTTATCTAATAATCCTAACAATTCATCCTGTGATATCATCTATATCATCTCCTTTCTTTATTATTTTATTTTTTTCTTTTCAGGTTCTTTTTTCTTTTTTCTACCAAAACCATCTCTATCTAATTCGTCCATCTGATTTTTATAGGTGTATGGTTTATTATCGACTACACCATCCTGTCCTTTTAAGGAATTGGTTTTGCCTAACTTTTCTTCTTTGTACTTCTCTATTTTCTCCTGTAATTCCTTAATAACGGATTCTTTATTATCGACCTTATCAACAGTTTTTGCTTCTGGCTCAACTTTCTTATTCTTATCCGCTTCATCTATAACATTCTCTTCTTTCTTCTCCGGGATAAGACTTTTAATAGCTTCAGTTAGAGGTTTTAATTGCTCCTCTATTTTAGCAGTAACCTCTGTTAATATTTCGTCTTTTAATTTCTTGACTTCTTGTTCATCCATTTTATCATCATCTCCTTTCTGTTTATTTTTATCACTTTTACTTTCTCTTTCTTTATCAGCCTTTTCTACTAATTTATTCAAGGCTACAACAGCATTCTTTAATTGGATATAAGTTGCATCACTAATAGCTCTACCTTTTTTCTCTACCATATCCTTTAAGGAATCTGCTACATCTAATATTGTTTTCTCGGATTCGTCTTTTTGACCTTTTATAAAATTTACTAATCTATTTATTATCCCTTCTTTAGGTTCTTCTTTAGTTTTGATGGCAAAGAATTTTGATTTAGGAACGCAGGCTTCATCTACTATGCTCACAAAAGGCACGATCCAATCTTCTCCCAAATCTTTGAGTAAAGTCTTTTTCAAGGTAACTCTTATTTCTTCCATGATATCTTTACCTTTAGAAGCACTATCCAATAAGCTTTTAAGAGCAGTATTTCTTATCCCCATTACAGAATATCCGGTTAATTCTCCGCTATCTACTTTCTTCCAGGTCTCATCATCAATAACTTTTGAAGCCATTACCCAAGTCCCTATAGGTAATTTCATCTTCTGTCCATAGGCTTCTACATTCCACTCCATAGGTAATAAGAAAGTTTCCACTGGCTTGGCCACATTATTTAGACTATGCATAACATCGATATTCATATATTCCAACATCCATTTATGAGCGACTCTTTCTACCTCTTCTGTGGTTAATATCTTTTCCCCTTTGTCATAATCATAATCAGGTTCACCAGGTACTAAAACCGCAGCATAAACGATCCTTTGTTTATCATCTCTTTTGAATATTGGACCGGTAAGTTCACAACCTTTATCTTTATTAGCAAGAATATCTGCTTCTATTTTTTCTTTTCTTATCTTCTCACTATTGGCTAATGTTACTTCAAATAATTTTTTTTGAATATAAACTAATTCTACTTCTTTTAATTCACCTTTTGAAACATTTCCTTCCGGAGAAATAGTATAATCGGATTCATAATATTTTTCGGTTCTGTAATCTTTTAAAATAACTGAAGTATCAAAAACGTTTATTACTGCTAAATCACTTCCCATATTATTTGATTCAAAAGCTCTTCTTACATTTAACATCTTTGTTTCATAGGAATCTACAGCATTTTTATCTTTATTTACTTCCAAATTCTTTTCATCTCCTTTCTCAATTATTTTTTGACTTGGCCATTCTCCTAATATCTGATAATGTAACCAAGCACAAAATCCTTCAGGACTTTCTTTATTCTGATTATCTGATACGCACTCTTCAAAATTTTCATACTTTCCAAAAGGCATTTTATCACTTCCTTCCTATATAAAAAAACAGAGCACCGTTAAAAGCTTGTTTACCCTGGCTCTCAAGCGGTGCTCTGCTCAAAGGAGGTATTATTAAAAATGAAAAGAAGCGTGGAAAGAAATTTATACCTCTTAAATTATTTTATTATTTTTATTTTATTATTCTCATTATTAAGTTTAACAAATACTTTTTTATTTGTCAATATATTTTTTGGTAACTTCCATAAAGTCTTGTGTTTTTTCCTACCGCATATTATTTCGATATATTCTTCATCAATAACTTTGAAGAGTAAATCACCGCAATCTTCACATCTTACTTCTTTTATGGTTGGCATACTCCATCCTTTTTTTGTAATAATTTTTCCCTATATTGTAATTTACCGAATTTCCTTTCTATTGAATCATGCGATCTGCCCATTATTATGGCAATTTCTCTATATTTTAGATTTTTTGCTAAGTTAAAAATCTTTTGCACATCAAAAGTAGTCCATTTTTTAAATCTATTTTGAGGAAGTTTTTTATCCTTTTCTTTTTTTTCTTTTAACCATTCGGGTTCATAACCTAAATTAAATAAATCTATTTTTCTACTATCGAATTTATCTTGATTACTTTCTAACCATTCTAATAAATCACAATGTTTTATTAAGAAGAATCGTCTTTTATAAAGTAATATTCTTCTTTCTACTTTTAGATTATGTTTTTCTATCCACCTTAAAACTACATGACTATCAACGTTTAATATTTTCGCTACTTGTCTGGCTGTAAGATATTCATCTGCTCTGGTACTTGCTCCTAATTTCATTCTTTTTGCTTTGATAACAATTGCTTTTTTGGTTCTTCCCAAACAGATAGAAAGAGAAGATAGAGCCCGGACTCCCCACCACTCATCTAAATATTCTATTTCTGATTCAGACCACTTTTTACCTCTTCCCATAATTAATTCCCCTTTTTAATATCTCTTCTGGATAATTTCCCCTTCTTCTTTTTTCTTCTCAAAAATTCTCTAAAATCTTTTTTATTCTGTAATTCTACCACATCTCTATCATTATCATAATATAAATCATTATATATAGGAAATTTAAACATAGTTGGTATTTTCTTTCTTCCTTTATTCTATTGGTATTAAATCCTCTTCATAAAAATATAACATTCCTATTGGTGCAGTATATCCCTCGGGCATAAGAAATGGAATTTCACGACATCGACACTGAATCCATTGTGCTATATCTCCTGAAGTATCTCCGGGAAATAATAAACCATTGCTAAAAGGTTTTCCCACTCTTACTATCTGTCCATGTAAAATTACATGGTCTGCGGTATCCTTCGGATCAGTTCCTCTTACCTTGGAATCTCCAGCCGTCCACCACATATGATAATCAACTGCTAATTCCTGTTCGGTAAAGTAAGCTCCACGGTTTTGCGCTTGATTAATTTCTGTTCTGGCAATTCTTTCTGTTTCAAATGTTTCCATACTGGTAAAAACATCATTAAGTCTTCCTGCGGCATCTTTAATCCCTAAACCCTGCTCATAACTTTCCCCTAAATTTATCATTATATCCCCGATGATCCTATCCATAGTACCTTGCGAAGCTATAAAAGTTTTATTCCTTATTATCTTTAATAACTCCGGGGAAAAATCTGAGAAGGCTACTTCTAATGGGGTTATTATAGGAAGTTTAGGTTTGATTATTTTTGCCTTCTTTACTTTTAGATATCCGATTTGTTTTAGTTTATTGAATATACCCCGCCTTCCATTATTCAATGCTTCCTGAGTTCCTTCAATAACAGTATCGGTATATTCATCTGTCATCGAAACTATAGGAGATAACAATATTTTCCTTTGCATTTCAGAAGAAGGCAAACCATCCTCTTTTAATTGACTCATAACCTTCTTGAATCTTTTAGCAAATAAGGCTTTTAATTTCTCTTGTAGTTTATTTTCTTCTCTGATCACTTCTATTGGAATCCTTTTGAAGGTCTGCAACTGCTTTAATAATCCTTCTATCTCGAATAGAAGTATCCCCGCTTGTTTTAGAGACATAATCCATAAACACCTCAATTAATTTATCTTTCATACCTTGTAATACATTAGTAATATCTGAAGCTGGCACATATCCGCCTAAATCTATCGGTTGCCCTGCATAATAGTGTAAATCCATAGCTGGGTTATCATCTTTAGCTTCTATCCCAAAGTAATCTCCAATAAATCTAATCCCTTCGTTTGGAGTCGCCATTGCTTTATCTACTAATATTGCTATCCTTTCTAATTCTTTATCTACATCCTCTATGTCAATAGAATTTAGTTCCCATTCCCAGTCTGTAATATTTAAAGTAGGCAAGACATGATGGTTGATTAAAGTTTTATAAACCCTTTGTCTTGGTTTGATGATAGATTCATTGTAGATGATAGTAGATTCCTGTCCTAAATTACCAGCTAATTCTCCAGTCTCATATACTCCTATACGATATGGTGGAATTCCATGAGCAGATATGATTTCATTCCTATTATCGATCCGATACATTCTGAAACTTGCTTCCTTAACTTCAACTGATAATGGTTTTATTTCAATAGTCACTTCATTAACTGCCCCAGTCCTGGAAGGGACACTTAAAATTAATACTGAATGAGGATTTTTAGCTATCTCCTGAAACTTTTCAGTGATAGCTGATTCTAATGGTGTCTTGCCTGTCTTAGGATCTTCTTCTCCAGGGTCGAAGTCTCCGGTAATATAAACCATATAAGCAGGCACTCCAAAATTTCCGAAGAACGAGATATTGTAATCACGTCTGGAAATATCTCCTGTTATTGCTCCTATTGCTGGAGTTATATCAGGTATCCCATAAAAACAACTTCTGGGAGTATAATTTACATTCCAGAATAACTCATTGGCTCTTTCTTCTTTAGTATATTCTCCTGATTCTTTTTCTAACCCATCACTTTTTCTAATATCTTTATTATAATTTAATTTCCTAAACCAGACCCTTTGTTCTGCTGATAAACTACCCTGCCACGATTGACAATATTTATTCCCACTTTCATGTATTCTAACGGTATGTGCTGGGATATGCTTTAATAAACTTACCGGACCATCAAATTCATTATATTCTCTTACTACTTCGATAGATAGATAACCAACTAATTCTTTATCCAATTGTGCCTTCTCAATAGTTTCTTCTATCGGTTCAGGTTGATTCTTGAAGAATTCTTCTATTTTTGTTTTCTGTACTTCATCTGGATTCTCCACTAAAGGATATAAACTCCAACCCTGCCCTACACAATCTCCTGCCTTTACTTTACAGCACCTCATGTGGTAAACATTTAATTCCATGAGTTTAGCCATTGATAAAGGATTATATAAAGGTTTCTGCAATCCATATAATTCATATCTTTCTGCAAATACATCTGATTCTAATTGTTTAGATTCCCCTGCTACTGTATAATTATCTAATATATCAGTTCTGACTGTATTACCTACTTTAGTCACGATACAAAAAGGTTTGCTCATTTATCATCACCTTCCTTTTTATTAAAGTTTAGTCTAACTTTTGTTGGTTTAAGTTCCTGCCCGTGTTTTCTATCTATTTTCATTTCAAATATAATTAAATCTTTATCTTGTTTACTACTATTACAACTTTTACAAGCTGGAATAACATTTTCTTTAATATTATTTCCACCTTTACTTATGGGGATTATATGGTCACGGGTAGGCATATTCTCAATTTCAAATTCGGCATCGCAATAGAAACATCTATAATTATACTTTTCTAATATATCGAGCCACTCTTTAGAAGTCAAAGTATTAATTATTTTTTTTATTCTGGCTTGCCTTTTGGAATTACCTCTTTGAATCATCGCTTTCCCTTTTTCGGTTTTATGCCATTTTTTTTGAATTTCTTTAAAATGTTCTGGATTCTCTTCTCTCCATTTTTTATTTTGTTTTAATATTTTTTCTTTATTCTTTTTATAATGTTCGCTTCTATATTCTGGATGTTCTTTTCTAAATTTATTATTATCTTTCAATATTCTTTCTTTATTTTTATCTCGCCACTTTTTCAGAGATTTTTTTATTTTCTCTGGATTATTTTTATTCCATTCCATAGATTGATTTAATAATTTTTCTCTATTTTTTACACGATATTCTTTATTCATTTTCTTTTCTTGGTATTAACCTCACTTTTGTTGGTCTCAACTCTTCTCCTCTTTTTCTATTAATCCCTTGCTCCTTACATACAGTATTATAACATATATCATACCAAAACTCGATACCACTTATCTGGCCATATTCCTTCCTTACTTTTTGTAATATATCCCCTTTACAATACCCTTCTACAATTCCCTTCTTTATCTGGTTTTCTAATTTTAAACTCATAAACATATCTTTCGCTCCTCTTCTTTTTTATGCCACTCTAATTGTGGCTTTTTCTCTTGTAACGCATTGGGGTATGTAACTCGTAGTATCCACCATATCATCATTCTCCCCTTCATTAAAAGCAGTTAATTCATCTTCAAAGTCTTGTAAGATTTCCATATTAGCATTGTGATAAACCTTTCCACTTTCGTATTTTGCTGACATTGGCATTGCTCTGGTTACTTTATCTAAACCCATAGTGGTTAAAGTTCTTATAGACATATCCACAAAAGTATTTAATTCCTGTGATAATACCGCCTGATATTGTACTGATTCAATCCCTCTCCATCTTAAACCTAATTCTTTCCATTTTAAATAATTCTGTCTGCTTATTCGCTTTTGCTCTGGCCAATCATATCTACCTCTTATTACATCAAGAATATAAATATTCCCTTCTTTGTCTACTCCAAAAGTTAGTATCACAAAATAATCTGCGGTTTCCTTTTTACTTATTGCTAAATCACAAGTCTGGTATATTGCTAAATCTTTTATATTTATTCTTACGCCATCATCTCTAATAAACCCTGATGGATTATTAGGATCTCTTCTGATATACTTAAACCATTCTCTCTTGAATATCTTTCCTAAAGCCATCAACTTAACATCGTTTTGATATTGAGCGTCAAAACTCATCGAACCCATTTTCCCTTTTTTATCTAATAATATTTTTATCGGCCATAATTCTGGCCACATTGATTCCCCATTATCAAGTATAGCTTTATGTGATTTTATATTTGTATTTATACCCTTCTCTAATAACCTGCCATATTGGTCGTTTTGATGGTATCGAGTCCCGGACCAACTTATCTTTCCTCCTGCTTTCAACATTGGCCTCAATCCCATACCTATCCAATCTTCTAATTTATCTCTTTGATATTTCGTCCTGACATTCTCAAAATCTACTATATCATCTATCATTAGTTTATCGAATTCGTATCCTGTAGCCTGTCCATATCCAAAGGCAGTAACAGTAGCTCCCTTCTGTATTTCTGTAGCTCCTATAATAGTAAATTCATTATCAGACCATATCTTACCGGGTGCTAAATAAGGATACAATGCAATTAAATCTTTATTCCTTTCACAATGCATTTTAGTTTCTCTCCCAAAATGCACCGCCTGGGAATTAGTATCCGAACAGAGTCCAATCTGAATATTGGGATTTTTTATCATATCCCATATCGAATTGATTATAGCCCTTACCGTAGTTTTAGCAAATTTTCTTGGAGCTAAACATAAATCTTCTTCTTTGTCTAAAGCATTATAAAACCATTCCCGATGAAAATCTTTGAATTCATATTTAGGATATAATATTTTAGAGAGAAGCCAGGGATCTTTTTTAATCTCTCTTCTCTTCTGTTCCAGTAGGGCTGTCGCTAATTCCAGTTTTTGAAAGTCTTTTGATAAGTTCATTCAGTTCCTCATCTTCCATCTTTAATATATGAGTTAATTGACTATTAATTTCCCCAGAATGTTTTACAGTTATATCTTCTTTAGTAGAAGGATATATACCCATTAATTTAGCTTCTTCTTTGGTTATCTCAAATACCAAGTTTAAATCAGGGACTTCCACCACCATCTTATTTTCACCTTTACCTACTATAGTAGCTCTACCAAAAGCCTGGTCTTTTAAGTCCCTTAATTGAGTAACATAATAACTCTTCCCACACTTCTTTACTTGTGAAAAATATTTTCCCCATTCCGCTTTCGCTTCTTTGATATAATTATAGCCTTCTGATTTCCCTAAACCCCATTCTTTCCTAATATATTCCAATATAAATGGTATCGGTTTCCGTCTCAACATTAGAGAAACTTCATGTACCCTTTCTTGCTTTGTTTTGCTATCTATTTTATTTTCTCCTGACATTTCTTATCACTGCCTTTTATTTTTTTAATTTATATTCTTCCAATACTTTTTGAGGAATATCCTTCCCCTCTTTATATGCTTTCATTACTGCTTCTTTATGGTCATATAAACATTCACTAATATAACAATTGATTATCCATTGTTTATTTTTCTCTGGAGAAATCAATTCGTTTAGAGATTTATATTCTTTGCTTTGCCTATTCCATAATTCAAGTTTCTTTTTATATTCTTTTTCGCCTCGAGCTTTTCCTTCCTTGGAATATTCCGCTCTGGTCATTTTCCAGATGATTATATCTTCGTTTTTAAAAATACTTTTATGAGAAAATCCACAGCGAGAATTGCAATTTGTATCAGAGCATTCTATACAACATTTATAATTACAATCTGATCCCCATAAATGGGAACATTTTCCATTTGAATCTTTAGGTAGATTACATATCCTTTTTTTCATTTTAGATCCTCAATACTGATAAACAAAAATTCAAATTTTATCTTCTTGGCTAATTCATTTCTTCCAGTTTGTAATAAATATTCATAAAATCTTTTGATTTCATTAGGAAAAGTATATCCATAGCCAAATATAGTTGCCGCAACATCTCTACCTTCTTTTATATCTTTTATAATATTCGGGATTTCTCCTTCATATTTTGCAATTTCATTTTTTCGCCATTTTCTCATTTGTTAAATTACCTTCTTTATCACTTTCGGTTGTAATACCATTTCCTTCATCTTAACTACTTTATCTACCATTTTATTCTCTTCTTCCTCGTGAGTATCTGAGTATCAAAGTTATATCTTTTAACAAATTTATTATTTATTTCAGTATTTCTTCTAAGTGTTTCTTTTAGTTCCGGACTGATCCTTTCCATAAAAGGTTTTAAATTCTTTTCCTCTTTTCTTTTTATAGGATAGATTCCTCTTTGACCAGTTTCTCCTTTTTTCTTCTTACCGCTAAAAGAATTACCTTTAACTAATAAGGAATAAATAGCAGTAAAACTTACCCCCATTTCTTCTGCAATTTTTTTAATTGATTTCTTTTCTTCATTATACATATTAATTATATTTTCTGCATTTTCAATTAACCATTTATGTATATGTTCATTTCTTGAATAAATATCCTTTCCGGACATACGATGTTTTTGTTGCCCTAATCTGGCTGATTCTCTTATTTCTAATTTATTCTTCATATCTCCCCTCTCATAATATAACTTTTTATATTAAAAATCAATTTTCTTATTGTTTTTTATCATTTTCCCCCTCTTTTAATATATCATAATTTACCCTACATTCCTTACAAGGTTCTTCTGGGATATAATTATCTACACCACCAGCCTCAAAATTTATTTCGTTCTCTAATAATTCATCTTCTAATAATAAATGGTTTGCATAATTTCTTCTCTTCTCATCTTCAAGTAATATCATTTTTATTTCTTCTAATTTACCATTATTTTCTTCATCATAATTATAAAAATGGGTTAAATGAAAATTAAAAAGTCCATCTAAATATTCTATCAATTCAGAAGTATTAAATTTAGTATCCATTATTTTTTACTCTCTCCTTTCTATTATTATCTCAGTCCTCGGTTTCTCCTTATCATAATTAAATTTAACAATTGGCTGTCCGATTACTTCATAAGAATCATCTGCTATAAAATGTAAATCAACTAAACAATCTAACCAAGCGATTAATCCACCCCCTAAATAATTAGCTATATCGTGTCTTACTTTAGTTTTAAAATATATATCAAAAGTTATAGTTGCTTTTTCAAAATCTGGTTTCGTTCTTGTATAAGTTTGTTCATATATTAACCAGGCAATACGTTCTTTGTATTCGCTTCTCAACATCCAGTGTTGGTTCGTATATATATTTTTTGAAACTGGTATTTCATCAATTATTATTTTCATTTTTCCCCCATTATCCAATCTTTTATTTCCAAAATATATTTCCTCATTACCTGTGGAATAATAATAAAGATAATCCCTAACAATAATATCGAATAATCAATTATTTTTTTCATTTATTTTCCTCTTGGTATATTTTCATTTGTTTTCTATCTGACATATAATACCACCAAGAACTCCAACCAGAATCAACACAATCAGGATTTCTTTTTTTATATATTTCTATTCTTTTTTCTTCTGATAAAACCAGCCACCAATTTTGAATTTTATTTATATCAATCATCTTTTTCGCATTCATTTAATTATCTCCTTTCTTTAAAAGTGATATTATTTCATCCACTATTTTATTTATAGATTTCCGAGCTTCTATATGGTCATCTTCCTTTTCTCCAAATATAATTATATAGTCACATATTGCATTTCTCAAAGCCATTTCTTTAGTTATCACTGGAACTTTATAATCAGTCATTTGTTCACATTCCTTTCCTTTGGATAAATCTTCCACAAAAATCTTCCCCATCTTTTGGTATTGTTATCGGCTCTACATGACAATCTCCACTACTTTCTCTACGATAAGCATATATGTTTTCTTTCCAAAATATACAATCTCTACATCTCATATCACCGTAACCCCCTTATATATTCTTCAATATCATGTAAACATTCTTTATTAAATAAAGTCCCAGTTTCAGGAAAGAAAGCATATTGTCTCCATCTTCCAAACCATTTAACAATTCCAAGTCTATCACCATGAAGTTTAGATATTACTTCAATAACTTTTGTTTTGGGTTTCTGTTCTAATAATTTAAATTCAAGATACTTACTCATTTATTCATACTCCTTTTTATATTACATGTTGAAAAATTCTATTGCAAAATGGGCAGGTAACAGTATAAGACTTCTCTTTTGGAATATGAATTATTTCGGGTTCTCCTTTGGCTTCCTTAATTTCTGCATTTAAATCAGATAATGATAAAACTTTTGATTTCTCTATCCATTCCTCAAAATTGGGTTTCCCTTTAAACTGTCTGATCCGATTGAGCTTGGCGTAACCTACTTCTACCAAGTCGGATTGATTCGACTTCTCAAAGAAATCTTCAAAAACTCCAATTATAGCGAATACCGTGCTTCTATCCAAACTCAACTCGGGTTGGGCAATATAGGATTCAAAAGTATCACAGTCTTTCTCTTTATATAATTTTCTATCCCTTACCAATTTCAGAAAAGCCCCCAACTTTATAAATTGTGTTTCTATATCCTTCTTTAAATCAATAATCTGCTTGTGTATATTTACTTCACAAGCCTCATTACATTCTACTACTTCTTGAATTTCTTCAGTCATTTGCTTTCTCCTTTATATAATTTTTTAAATTCTTCATATAAATTTTCTAATTCAATTATACTCCACTTTTTTATTCCTATACTTTTCTTTTCAAGTTCCTCATATCTCTCATTGCCAAGTTTTTCCTTAGCAAACTCAATAAAAAGAAGAAGATTTTGATGCCCCCATGAATGGCATTCTATACATAAACAAAATGCATTATTTTTATCCCACCTTGTTGCTAAATTTCTGCGAGAAAATATATGAGCAGTTACAAGGTTAACTACCTTCCCACATTTTTCGCACCTTCCTTTACTTCGAATTATTATTGAAAATAAATCATCAAGATCATCTTCAATTTGCCTTCTCATTGATTTCTTCATTGATTATATTCCTTTGGAAATTCCTTTATTTCTACCGGATAAATCCCTTTTAGACTATCCTTTAAGTAGATAGATATTTTATTTCTTTTACAATAATCAACTATGTTTTCTATCCATTCTATTTTAGGTATAACCTTACCTTTCCTATTGCCTGTCTCAGCTCCGATAATTACCCATTTAGGATTATATCTATCTATATATTCAATATCTATCTTTTCTAATATCGGCTCAATACTAAGAAATTTAAGCCCTTTTCTATTTGGTATACAAAAAGCCTTTTCAATCCTTTTATTTCCTGTCATAGTTGCCCCAAACCAACAATTTTTTTCCCATAAATATTTAGCATATACTTCTGGGAATTTAGTCAAGAATTGAAAGACATGTTGAGGATATTGCTTTACTTTTTCGATAACTTTCTCCATCCATTCTTCCTTCCAATAATAAATCTCTGACATACTACCTACGAATATCCGTTGAGGTTTTTTAGGGAAATCTTTTTTAAAATTATTCTCTTCCCATTCTGGATTATTCCAATTTTTAATAAATTTAAATCTATCATTCATTTTTTTTGCATAACAATAACTACAATTATTTTTGCAACCGATAACGGGGTTAAAAGTGGCTGAACACCAACCTATCCTATTTGTAATTTTCTCCACCCCCAATGTTTCCCTTGTTGATTATGACCATTTATAAAAGACCGTGGTCTATCTCTCAAATCATATTTTTTGAATAACTTACCACATCCACATATACAAATAATCAGAGGATTATCTGCACCAATGGGTTTTAAATTTGGATTTTTCTGTCTATGAATTCTAATATGTTTATGTCTTGATACTAATTGAAGATTTTCAATTCTATTATCCCTAACATTGCCATTTTTATGATGAACAATTTCATTAGAGGATAATTCTCTTCCTAAATATTCTTCCATAATATTTCTCTGTTCCTGCTTATTATTATAAGAATGGATATAAGTATTTTCTTTTCCTATTCTCTTTTCAGGTCTTATTTTTCTTCTATCCCCTCTTCCGCACCAGCCTATTTTATTCTTCATTTCGCTTCTCCTCTTTACCTCAAGATATAAACCTTTCGTAATTTCCTTCCAAACTTTAAAGCACTTTGATAATCTTCTATATATATATCTACATTCCAATAGTCTTGTTTATAATTCTTATCACTAAAATATCCTGTATCTTCTATATTAAAATTACCTAATCCTTCAATATAAATTTTATCCCCTAATTTTAATGGACTTTTTATTATCCATTTATCCTTAATCCAATCAACATTTATTGCCGCTACTCCTTCATGCACTCTGGTCCTGGTTGCGGTAATCCCTTTTAGATTCGGAGTACATTTAGGATGTATTGTATATGCAGTGCAAGTCATATAAAAATATTTATCAGTCTTTGTTTCTATTTCCTTTTCTATCTCTACCCTTCTCTCTATCTTTATATCTTTTTTGACTTCTACTATCATTCCTTCTTTTGCTCCCACTTTTACTTCTACATTTGTTATACTATTTATTTTTGGCATTGTAATTAGATATATTATTATTATTAGTTCAATTAGTATGATTAAACGCCTCATACTTTCTCCTCTCTATATTTTTAAAGATGGTTGAAATGGTTTTAAAAATTTATTATGTTTACTTAAATTTTCTTTTGCTGGTAAAAGTTGTAAATTATCCAATGCCCAACACCTTTTAAAATCAGGATGTTCTGACTTTGTAAAATTAAAAATACTAATGGGTATTATGTGGTCAATATGCAATTCACCTTCTACGTAATTTTGCCAATTAAAACCTTTCGGCATTGTTTCCTTTAATCTTTTCATTAAATCTTTTAATTTATATCCTACTAAATTTTCCCAATGTCTGCCTGCTTTATTTCCTTTTAATGATTTATATATCGCATGTTTAATCTTTTTATTAAGATTATATTTTGAATCAGTTCTCCTTTTTCTTTCCAATAAATTAATGTGATTCTTATATTTTGGATGGTTCATTAACCACCTTTTATGAATTGTTGATGCTCGTTTTTTATTTGCTTTATAGTATTTCTTGCCATATTCTGGATTATTTTCTTTCCATTTTTTATGATATTCCTCACAATATTTATTGTTTTTTTCTCTCCATTTTTTGCGATATTCCTTAAGATGTTCTTTATTTTCACTTTCCCATTTTTTATGGTTTTTACTATAATATTCTTTATGTTCTCGATGATACTTTTTGTCATATCTTGCTTTTTTTTCTTTATCCAATTAATCTCCTTTCAATATTTAATTATTTTCCCCTTCTTTCGGTTTTTCAAAATGAGCT